CTGCTCAAGGACAGTACCAGAGAACAGGCTTAGAGCGAGGGCACGGTCGTTGGCGCCGTACTCCTTGTTGAGGGTACGAGTGACGCCGTACTGGACCGCGGTCGGTCCGCCACCGGCACCACTGGGGAGTTCGAGAGTCATGTGCTCGATTCCTTGTGTTGGTGTGGATGAGTCGAACGCATTCCGAGGTGTCTTCAGGTACGACGGGCACGAGGTCGTGGTATCCGGCTCACCGAAGGCTCTTTGCGTTTTTTCAGAACGTGCCGCTACTTACGGCATCGTCTGGTTCAGTAGCTTTCTGATTCTTGCGAGACGGCTTCTCATTTGCCGCAGACGATTGAGACGCCAGTTGGGACTCGAGATTCGCGAGCCTCGCACGAAGATTCTGGTTGTCGTCCTCAAGCTTCCGCTCTTTGGAGACCTTGGGGACGAAGACTTTGATTGCTGCACGGAAGGCGTCCTCCTCGCTGTGTCCATGACCGAAGCACTGCACGTCCTTCGTTTCCATGTGCTGGAAGTCGCAACGGTACTGACCATCGTGCAGCTCATAGGTGAACACGGGCTGGCATCGGTACTGCATCTCGAGGAGTGCGGCCTGCTTGATGCACCACTTGTCTCGCTTCATCGATCAACTCCTTGAATGATGTGCTTGGGAGTGTTGGCGAGCCGCCGCTTGAACGCTGGGTCAAACCCATTGGCTCGAGCCTTTCCCATTGCCTCGACGAATTCCGCAACACTGGTGAAGCCGGATGCGGTGTTCGGCATCGCTTGTCCGTTGACCAGTTCCGACGTGAACCCCTGCCCAGACTTGGACTTCCAGTCGAACATCATCTCCTTGACGGCGGCCTGAATCTGCCTGGGATCCTTGACCATGCCCTCAAGTCGCTCGAGTTCGGCTTCGCCGTAGTGGTTGTTTGCCCAGTTGAAGAGGTTCTGCAACTGCTCTTCCCCGCCAGCAAGTTTCGCCGCGGACGCAACGGACTGCTCGATCTCGTAGTTGTTGCCCCGTGCGACGGCTTCCTGACCACGAAGGAACGACTCGACGACATCCTTGCTGATGCCGATCTTGCGGAAGTTCTCGTACTGCTCGTCCGTGAGTCGACCGTTCTCCGCCCAGTTGACGGCAAGCTCTTCAGCGTTGTTCCCTGAGTGCTCGACCAACTGGTCGACCGTGAAGGACGCGAGGTCAGCACGCTTCGAGAGCGCCTTCTCGGCGTTGATGTAGCCCTTCTCAAGATCTTCCGGGGTCTTGAACTTGTTGGCCCACATGCGGGGAGCCTGCTCCTGCATCTGCTCCCCACTGATCTCGGCCGACTGACCACCGTCTCGAGGCGCGCCGCCTGGTAGTTGAATTCCTGCTGCGTTCGGATCACCTTCCGACATTCATTGGCTCCTGCCCAGCCTGAGCCTCTGCCACGGCTCCGCTGGACTTGATTGCTTGTTGGGCAGCCATGCCGAGCATCTGCTGCTGTTGTGCTTGTTGCTGCTCCTGCTCGACCTGCTCTTGGCTCTTGACCAAGCCAGGTTCGTAGATGCCGCTGTGGCGAACAAGGACATCGAGCAGCACGCCGCGGTCGACGCGAGACAGCATATCCTGTCCCATCCCGGCGACGGTCTGAAGAAGTTGAAGAAGACGTTGCTGGTCACCCTCGCGTGAAAGCGCGGAGATGCCGGTGATCGCCTCGATCTCAACCGAGTCGTCAGGAAGATCGGGCAGCGACCCGTCTCGGGTCATCTGATATCGAAGCCTCTCGATCAGCGGGATCTGAAGGGCGTCGGCAATCGGGGCGTACACCCCGCCGAGGGCGCCCTCGAGTTCCATCGCGACCCGCTCGACGTGGAGTCGGCTGGCTCGCTCGTAACTCGGGAGCTGCTCGGCCTCCATCATCATCACCTTGGAGATGTCGCTCGCGATCTGGGCGCGCACATTCTGCACCACCCCGAAGTCCTGAGCCTTGTCGGTGCGAAGGATCGCGACATCGGTGACCTGACCAGACTGCACCCGTCCCTGAATGCACGAGCCGGTCGGCAGGGCGAGATCCTGCGGACGAACCTGCGATGAGTAGTCCGTCACGAACATGAACTTCGACGACATCGCGGCGAAGTCGAGCAGCCGCTCCGTCAGTTCGTTCAGCGCCCGAACATCGCCGAGGTTGTCCTCGATGATGCCTCGACCGTAGTGAGCGGTCGGCGGGAGCTGGTACGGAACCGAGAAGTACGGGGTGAACATTTCCTCGCTGGTGACGATCGTCCTATCCCGGATCTGCTGGTCGATGACCCAACGCTTGGAGAACGGGTTCCACTGGATTCTGGTGTAGAGATCCTCGAGCCGGTCGTGGACAGGCTTGCCGGCGATCTCCTCGAGGACGATGCCAGCGGCCTCAAGCTTGTCCTCGGTCAACGCGGCCGGGTCCACCTTCTCACGGGTGATCATGTACATCACGTCGCCGCCGGTGTCTCGACGAACGACGTAGTTGTCTCGGCGATGGATGCGAATCTGGTAGGAGTCGGTGATCTGGATCAGCACATCGCCGGTCACCAGGAGCTGCGAGATCGCGGTTCGCATCCGAGACCGGAACCCCGCACGCCTCGCGTTCGTGCCACCCTTGTAGTCGTCCTTCTCAAGACGAGCCATCATCATCAGCTCGTGGATGCGGAGGCGGTCGTCGAATGCCTGCAGCAGTTCCGGGTCGACCTCGGGGTCGTACTTGAACCTGGCCGCTGCTCGCAACTTGAAGAACGGCATCCCTACCGGGAACAACGCGAGGAGCAGGCGACCCTCGAGGTTTGTGAGTCCCCGGCTCGGCAAGGCCGAGAAGGTGGTGGGCAGCATCTCGCCGTCGTCCCACCCCTCGGGAGGCAGGATGTGCGGCTTCGAGAGCGAGCTGCACAAGCGAGCACGATCGAGCGACTCCTGCCGATCGGAGTCGTCATGGTCGAACATTGCTCGGATGGTGCGGTTCACTTCAATCCCCGTAGTTCATGCCGCCGCCGCCAACCCGCGGGATGCGAAGACGGAATCGATTGCCAGTCTGGCGCCGCCGCTGGTCTGCGGCGACCTCTTCCTCGAACAGTGCTGGTTCCTTCGGAACCTCAGGAGGCTTCGGAAGCTCCTGCGTCACGGGTTCGGGCATGACGATGCTTGGACTAGATCCCATGATCCTGTTCCTTTCTCGCCTTGAGGCGAACCAGTTCATCCACCAGCGAACGACGCCCGGCTGCGAACAGGAGTTCGTGGAGCCGGGCGTCGGAGAGCGGGGGGGCTTCAATCGTAGCGGGCGGGACTGCCTCGTCAAGTTGCTTCACCAGATCCTCGCTCAGGTGCGGGAGCCGGAGAGGGTAGTGGGTTGAAGACATAGCCATCCTTGATGAGTTGCCGGTGCAGGCCGGGGGGATGCCAGGGGCGACCTCGAACGACGTGCCCACTCAGCATCAGGTACTGCCGCGCCAAGTCCACACAGGTCTGGAAGTCGCGGCCTCGCCACCTGCCGAAGGTAGCGAGCATGAGCAGGTTCCGCCACAAAGCGTCACCAACTGAGCGAACCTGACGGATCCGGCCACGCTTGAACCGAGCCGCGAGCGGGTGTTTCCGGCTCAGTAGTCCCGGCCATTGGAACACAAAGCACCCCTCGATATGCGGGTACTTCCTAAGAAACATGTCAGAGTCGTATAGGTACTCGCATGTCCACGTCGGGTCGAGGACGAGGCCGTCGACCTCGATGAGGCAATGCCGCAGGCGGGATCGGAACAGCACGCCGATGAGCCACGTCCCGATGAGCTGGATCGTGAGTGCCGGGTGGCGGTGCCACCAGCCGCTCCGCCACACAGAGGCGCAGTCAGAGAACCCAATGCCTAGCACAAACCAGATGCGAAGGGTTCCATTGTCTTGCGGCAACTCTCGTTCAGGAGAATAGATAGGCACTGTTTCGCACATCCTCGAGGTCAAGCGTCCCGTGCTTTGCCGGCGTCGGTATCTTTGCAAATGGGTACAGGCTATGCCACTCGGTGTACAACTGGGAAACGAGATCGGCCTTGTGCATCTCAACAAAGGTGTCTCTCAGCACAGATGCAAGGCTGTCAGCGTTCGAGGCGTGAGACCATCCCGAGTCATGGACGCTGGCGAAGGCGTGATTGCGACGACGCATCTCGATGGCGGCGGCGCCCATGTGTGACGAGTCCCAACCGTGAACGACGTTCGGCGGCAGACCCTGCCGCTGCTTCGCCTTCGCGACTGGAGAGTCGTCACTCTCCTGGATGATCGACACCTCCTGCAATGCTGTCTTGACCCTTCCCACCTTGTGGTTGCGGTAGGGCTGCACCGCAAGCAGGCCGAGCGGTGTCGTCCACTTGATGGTCTGGGTCGGGTACTCCTCGTTGATCGCCTGAGCACAACCCTCAAGCCAC